AATCGACCGTGGTTCGAACAAGTTGATGTGCCTTCAGGCAATCCTCGAAGGTAAACCTTACTTCAACAAGAAGACTGGTGAAACTGTCTATCCGAAGGCAGGTTTCAATGTTATCGCTACTGCGAACACCAAGGGTCGTGGTTCTGACGATGGCAAGTTTATGTCTGCCCAGATCCTTGACGATGCGTTCCTCGAACGTTTCGCCATCACTGTCGAACAGGAATATCCTTCTCTGAAGATTGAGAAGCAGATTATCCTGAACAAGATGGAGAAGGTTGGTAAGACCGACGAAGAGTTTGCCGATAAGTTGGTAACTTGGGCGGACATTATCCGTAAGACTTTCTACGACGGTGGCGTTGAAGAACTTATCTCGACTCGTCGCCTTGAGCACATCGTCAATGCCTATGCGATGTTCGGTTCGCGCAACAAGGCAATCGAACTCTGCGTCAATCGCTTCGATTCCGACACCAAGTCTGCGTTCCTCGACCTTTACAAGAAGGTTGACGCTGGTAGTGCTGTTGAGGAAACTGACAACGACGCACCCTATTTCGATCCGAATGAAGAAGTCCCGTTCTAAGGAGATAAGATGACAATTAAGTATAAGTATAACGAGGGTGATCTGCTTCGGCAGATCACCGACTACGTAAACTCCACCTACGATGAACATTATTCCCAGAATAAGTTCCAGGCGACGGAGTTTATTATTGATGGTGGACATGGTGTAGGATTCACCATTGGAAATATCATGAAGTATGCCCAGCGCTATGGTCACAAGGGTAATCCCGAGGACTGGCGAAAGGATCTGATGAAGGTAATTCACTATGCCATCATCGCGATGTATGTTCACGATAAGGAAAATGACGAAGATCAATTTGACTATATTGATCTCACGATGGACCTAGATACGCAGTTGGAACTTTCGCCTGTTTCTCTGAAGACTATGTTCTCCGACGATACAATTACTATCAATTCTGCCGATATTGGTGGCGGATATGTAGATTCTTTTTATAATTCCATGGGAGATTCTCCATTGACTTCTCTCAGAATTGATAGTATTACTATTAATGATAAGTTAAACAAGAAATCCAAGAAGAAGAAGGATTAATATATTATGAAGATTTCACACGATACTCTTGCTCTGTTGAAGAACTTTGCAGGAATTAATACAAATATTCTAGTTCGTCAGGGCAATGTGCTTTCGACTGTGAGTGCTGGTAAGAATATCCTTGCTCGCGCTACTGTCAGCGAAACCTTTGACCGCGAATTTGCCGTTTACGATCTTAACAACTTCCTCGCGCTTCTAAGTCTGTGGGATAATCCCGAGATTGAGTTTGAAGAAACTGGTATGTTCCTCCGTGATGGTGGTTCGGAGTTTGAGTATGGTTACGCTGATCCGAGCGTAGTTACTGCTGCCCCCGACAAGACTCTCGAGATTGATCCGTTCTTTACGTTCACTCTGACTGCTGCTGACATCAGCATGGTCCACAAGGCAGCGTCGATTCTGTCTGCTCCTACCATGAGCATTGTCTCGAAGGGTGGCAAGGTTACTCTCAGCGTAAGCGATCCTAGTAATCCTCGTGCTAATGCATATCGTAAGGAACTGACTACCACTGATGTTGGTGATTTTGATTGCCGACTGAAGGTCGAGAACCTCAAGGTTGTTGGCGACGAGTATACTGTTGCTCTTGGTCGAAAGAAGGCAATGCATTTTAAGCATGCGACTCGCGACCTTGAATACTGGTTGGCGATGGAACCTTCGTCGGTAGTTTAATTGGAGATAAAATATGAATAAGTTGGAAATTAGTTTTAATGCTCGTGTTCCTTATGATAGTGATGAGCATCATCTGAATCGTAATACGTCTATCGAGTTTGATCTTGATCTTGACAATAATCCTGGTGAAATCGTTCGTCAGTTTAACAAGTTCCTTACTCTCAACGATATTGAATTTCGTGTAGTGGAGGCATAAATGGCAGAGAAGATTAAGTATAAGTCTAAGTGGGATGATGAACCTCGGGACGTGGAACTTCCTGACATTGTTCCTGCTGTAACCTTTAAGACTCGTGTCCGTGATGATTCTATCGAGGGACCGAATCCTTTTCGTTGGGAAGATAAGACTACCTATGACTATTTCGCGGGTAAGCGTGTAGTTCTATTCTCGCTTCCTGGTGCGTTCACTCCGACATGCTCAACGTATCAGTTGCCTGGGTTTGAAAACAATTTTGCTGAATTCAAGTCGCTGGGTATCAAGGATATCTATTGCGTCTCGGTAAACGATGGTTTCGTTATGAATTGTTGGGCAAAGGATCAGAAGATCAAGAAGGTCAAGATGATTCCAGATGGCAGCGGTAAGTTTACCCGAGAAATGGAGATGCTTGTGATCAAGGACAATCTTGGTTTCGGCGCTCGTTCATGGCGTTATGCTTGCGTTGTGAACAACGGTCAGATTGAAAAGTGGTTTGTTGAACCAGGAATGGAAGACAACTGCGAAACCGATCCATACGGTGAAACTTCACCTGAAAACATTCTGAATTGGTTGCGCGAAAACGCATGAAAGTTCTGATTACAGGACATGAGGGGTTTATCGGGCGGAATGCTTTACGCATTCTGTCCGAGTCCTTTGAAGTTATCCCGTATGAAGGCGATATTCGAGAATTTAAGATCTCAGAATATTATGGCGCAGTCTTGCATCTTGCTGCTCTAGCAGGTGTTCGTAAGAGTTGGCAGAATCCTGAAGAATACTGGGATGTTAATGTAACTGGTTCCGCCAAAGTATTTTCTGAGTGCGAACGTCTCAATCTTCGCTGTGTATATGCATCTTCATCCTCGATTTATGAGTGGTGGCAGAATCCATATGCTACTTCTAAGAAAGCAATGGAAGAGATTGCTCCGCCATATTCTGTAGGCATGCGTTTCCATACTGTTTATGGACCTGACTCTCGACCAGACATGTTCTATGACATGATGCTGAACAATAAGGTTGAGTATCTTACTGATCATAAACGCGACTGGACTCATGTTGAAGATGTTGTTTCAGCGATTAAAATTATATTGACAGATGCCCGTATTCAGGGTAAGATGGACATCGGAACGGGAAATCCTGTTTCGGTTATTGATGTTGCTCGTGAGTTCGGATACCGTGATGTTCCGATCCGCGAAGTAACTGGTGAACGAATTGTCACTCATGCTGACAATTCTCAATTACGTAATTTGGGATGGTCTCCCAAGTTTGACATTATGAAGGAAGTGAAAAATGAACGCATCAAAAGAACAGTTCCTCTGGGTGGAGAAGTATCGTCCTCGTAAGTTGGATGATTGTATTCTCCCAGACGATCAACTAAATACTTTTCGCCAGTTTGTTGACTCTGGTGAAATTCCTAACATGCTTCTCTGCGGTTCAGCAGGTGTTGGTAAGACTACTATCGCCCGTGCAATCTGCGAAGAACTTGGTTGCGATTATATTATCATCAACGGTTCAGAAGAATCAGGTATTGATGTTCTTCGCACCAAGATCCGAGACTTTGCTTCATCCGTTTCGTTCGGTGGTAAGACAAAGGTTGTTATCCTCGATGAGGCGGACTATCTAAATCCCAATTCAACTCAACCTGCGTTGCGCGCATTCATCGAAGAGTTTGCAAATAACTGTCGGTTCATCTTTACTTGTAACTTTAAGAATCGTATTATCTCTCCTCTTCACAGTCGAACTGCTGTCATCGAATTTAAGTTGACTAAGGCGGATCGCCCTAAGATGGCAGGTCGTTTCATGAAGCGTCTGTCGGAGATCCTTGCGACAGAAGGTGTTGCCTTCGATGAAAAGGTTGTTGCCGAAGTTCTTAAAAAGCATTTTCCTGACTATCGCCGTGTTCTAAATGAACTTCAACGCTATAGTGCAAGTGGTGTTATTGATGCTGGCATTCTGGCCAACGTCCAAGAAATCAACATGAAAGAACTTGTTGATGCCATGCGCGGCAAGGACTTCAAGAAGGTCCGTCAGTGGGTTGTAGATAATATCGACAACGATCCTGGTATTATCTTCCGTAAGATTTACGATACCATTCTGGATGATGTTAAGTCTCAGGCGGCACTTATCGTTCTGCTTGCGGACTATCAATACAAGGCTGCTTTTGCTGCTAACCAAGAAATCAATCTAGTAGCATGTCTGGTTGAAATCATGGCTGGAGTGGAGTGGAAGTAATGGACGGTATTCTAGAGGGTCTTGGTGATCCGAAGGTAGAATACAAGCCAGAAGACTTTGTAGAGAAGAAAGCCAAAATCTCTCCCTTTGATTTCATCAATGATATTAACCATAAGAAGACCAATCTAATAGTTGATGATTGGTCAGAGAAGCAATACAATCCTTGGATCATCAACCGCGGTTTGAGTTTCAGTATTGAGACTGTTATTCCAGCCAATGAGATGAACTGCCGTCCACACCTGGACAAAGCCATGCAAAATACGTTCCTTATAAATACAATTCGTGCAAGAAAGCGATTTGATAAATGGATCAAAATCGAAGACGATGCCGAAGTTGAGATGATTAAGGAGTAT